GGTGGGAGTAGCGGAACTCGAATCTATTGCTAATATATTTAAATTATTGTAAATAAAGCATATAAATATAAATATGTTTAAAATCGCAAATTTATCGCAAAATTATATTTCGCTGAACCAATCTGATTCTTTTTGTACGATGCGATTTTTTTCGTTGTATGCGTCGTTTAGCATATTCCTTCGGATTTCCATATTCGCCAACTGGAACATTTGTGAAGCAACGTCCGCATTTCCTGAAATCGATAGCGCAATGTCGTATTTCAACTGTGCTATTATCGAATTTCGCAAAAGCACGTCCCAATCGTTGGGACGATACGATTTTACCGTACACTTGATTCTTAACGATTCCGACGGCGAATATATCGTATCGCCTGCCTGCGTATAAGGCGCGTTGGATTCGATTATGCTTAGAAGCCCATTCGGACGATTATAGGCGTATTCGCCCTCGCCATCGAAAACCTTGCGAGTCAATTCTATTTCCTTACGCAAACAAACCCAGTTTCTGCGCGCACAGACCGTCTCTACCGTCAAAAAGATTTTCCGCTTCACCTTGCGAGCAACAGAATCTTCGCCGTCAATCGAATTTATCGGTTTTTCCCCCAAGTCTTCAAGCGCTATGTTTGCTATGTCCGTAAGAGTCATTTTTGTTCCTTATTTTCCGAAAATTTCCAAAACGCCGATAGTGCCGCTGCCCGCGCCTGCCAAGACGTAGGCGATTCGCCAAACGAGCGATTTCAAGTTTGCCAATTCGTTTTTGACTTCAATCATCTCGTGTTCGGCCTCCCGAAGACGTCCGCGTAAATTTTCAAGCGCAACTTCGTTTTTGTTCGCCTGCGCAATCAATTCGGAAACGCCCGTCTTAATTTCTTCGGTCGATTCCTTGATATGTTCCACGTCCTTGTTGAGCTTGATAATTTCGCGTTCCATTTGCTTACTTTCCGTCTTTCGCTTCCGCCTTGTCGGTATTGATTCCGAAGTCGTCGGTTTGGATTGACGCTTTCGTGGCGGATATTACGCCCGCGGTCGAGTCGAGTTCGTTTGCCGTGCCTTTGGGAGCTTTCACGCGGACGCCCGAAACGGAAAACCAGTTGATTCCGTAGCCGTTCCAACCGATGTTAAATTTCGAGACATCGGCGGAAAGGGTCGTCGCGCACCCGTCGCCCGACTGCATATAGGCCGTAAAATCGGACACGTCGGATTGCACTTCGACGGTTTGAATTACCTTGCCCTCGGCGTCGTAGCTTGTGGTGGTGGTCGTTGTCGTCGTGCCGCAACCCGCAAACGCAAGTCCGATTAAACAAACGGACGATATTTGTATAACCTTTTTCATTATATTTTGCCTTCTTCCTTTAGTTTTTGTTCCGCGTAAGAGAGGCGCCATGCGACGACTCCCAAACGTTTTAAAAGCGTGTGTGCCGCCGTAATGGAGGCTTTGGCATACCACCTGCGCCAGCTCCACCAATGCGGATACTTGAAGTCTATTTCGCGGTATCCGTTGAGCAGAAAACGGTCGTCGGCCTTTTGCTGATTGGAGGGAGAACCGTCGCTTTCGGAATATTGCCAGTCGTGTATTAACGCGGTCGCTTCGGCATAATTCAAAATGCGCGTAAAAATTTTGCGCGATTTTTCCGACTGCCAATCTGCACCGATTCCGTTGCAACGTTGCCGCACGTCGTCAAATTCGGCATTCCGTAACGAAGACGGCATATCCAACCTTGCGTTATTTATCGTAAGGAACAATTCGTTGATTTTTTTCCGCGTGTACATCGCCTATCCTTCCGACTCCTTTTCCTTTACGGTGTACACAACCTTGATTTTCTTTCCAACAAGCGAGTACGACGCTTCGAGATATTGCGTCGCTTCGTCATAGGTCGGCGTCTCGACAACTTCGTCCGACATTTCGTAGTAGCCGTTTGCGTTGGCAAGTTCGATGTCGTCGGCAAGGAGTTTGTCGAGGTTAGAGACGGCTTGTCCGTTGAAATATCCGTTGCGTTGTAGTGGTCGGATTGTGCCGTTTTCAAATTTGTAAAGCTTCTTCATTTTTTGTCCCTTTGTTAAATGTCCACAATTTCAAAATCACCCTGCAAAGCCATATCGTAGCCGTTGCCCGATTCGTCCTGCCAAGTAGTCCCCGAGATTTTGTTTTGCAATTCTAAGACTTTGCCTGCCACTGAAACGCTAAATTTAGGAAACGTGTATACCGCTCCCGCTATCGCAGGAATCTCTGCGCCGTTTCTTAGCCTTAGTATTATATAGTCAGCGGGTTGGCTGCTTGTGAGTGTATATGTTCCATTGCATATTAATTTGCCGCTGCCGCTAAGACTGCTTTCAGTTGTCTGTACTGCATCGCTTACATAACCTGCACCGTGGCCAATCCCCATAAATAACCCGACATCTACTGTTGATGAACCTGTTTGAGTTCCGTCACCCATAAAATTAAATGTTATCGGTTCGTTGGCTTTTAGTGGTTTGGGTAATATCATTTTTATAACCGGCGTGTAGATAGAGCCCGCACCTAATGTTACTTGTAATTGTTTTGAATCCGTATATGAAATAGACGGCCTATTTACGGGGTCACCTAACATCCACGTGGACGGATTTGTATTCGTCGTTGTATTAACTATGGGATACTCCTTATCGGGACTTACAATATATGCCGACGACAATTCGTCTGGAACGTCCTTGTCGTTTTGATAATCGTCGAGAGTATACGCTGCACCATCAGCTGATATGTCGAAATTGAAATATTTGATGTTGGATATAACGCCGCCGCCTTGCAAATTATAATTGGGATATAACGTACCTAATCTAAAACAATTTGTAGCCGTAAATTCGGCAGGCGGCGTGGCCGATAAATCGGCAGTCCCAATAAGAACGCCGTCAAGAAAAGCTTTTATCTTTTTCTCTGCCGCACTAACACAGCAAACCAATTTATGCGGCTTTCCGTCTGTGATTGTTGGAGTATAGCTTGCATAATATGGTGCTGCTATGCTTGATGTCATCACGTTTGAATTTTTATATTCCCATTGGAGTCTGTCGTTTCCAGTATATGCTCGGCGAATTAAGTTAAACCAAGACGTGCCATTTACCGAGCCTAAAATATTTATACTTACCGTCATAGCCGCATACTGTTCGGCGGTTATTTGGAGAGTAACGCACAAGCTCAATTCGGCTGGGACTGTATATAGTGATGTAATAGAACCGTATACAGAATTACACTTCAATCCCGCATCGGGAATAGCAGTTGTCAACTGTCTTGAAAGTATGTCCATATTACTTTTTTATTACCCCCACAACCCAAGTGAGCAAAAGGCTGTCGAACTCGTAAATAACATTGTACGAGCTGTTCGCGTCGATTGTCGGAATTTTATTGTTGAAGAAGCGTTCTACTCCCGCCCAAGTGATTGTCGGAGCTGTTGCACCTGTCGTAATTTGTATCATCGCTTGCAAAAGGTAAGTCGGGTTGCCTGCGGGCATTTCGGGCGTAAGCGTGTAGCTTCCGCCGTTGGCGTTCAGCGTGTAGCACTTATTCGGCTGAATTGTCTGGGTTGTTGCCGTAATCGGAACGATTGCAATTCGTGAAACCTCCGTCGCATTGTTTGCCGCTGTTATTGCTTGTGTCGCCTTTGTCGATGCGGTTGCGGCGTATCCCGAACAGTCGCCCGCCGAAGCCGAAGCCGCTTCTTTTGCTTCAACTGCCGTATTCTTCGCGTTATTCGCGTCTTGCGCGGATATGCTT